CGTGATCTGACGGGGCAAGTGCTCAAAGCCGAGGCCCAAAGGGGCGGTGAAGGCTGGGAAGTTATTGAGTTTCCGGCGATATTGCCCTCTGGAGGCCCTCTGTGGCCTGAGTTTTGGTCTCTGACTGAGTTGGCAGCCTTAAAAGAGGAGTTACCTAACTCAAAATGGATGGCTCAGTACCAGCAGAACCCCACTTCCGAGACAAATGCCATAGTTAAGCGGGAATGGTGGCAAGTTTGGGAGAAAGATGATCCACCAATATGCGATTTCACCCTGATGGCGTGGGATACAGCCTTCGAGAAGAGCCAGCGCTCTGACTATTCGGCGTTAACTACGTGGGGGGTGTTCTACCACCCGGATGACACGGGGGTAATGCAGGCAAACATCATACTTTTGAACGCATTTAGGGATCGGATGGAGTTCCCAAGGCTAAAACAAGAGGCGATTGACCAATATAAAGAGTGGGAGCCGGACAGCGTAATTATTGAAAAGAAGGCTTCAGGGGCACCCTTGATTTATGAAATGCGAGCGATGGGCATACCGGTGCAGGAGTTCACTCCTACCAAAGGCAATGACAAAATTAGTCGTTTGAACGCCGTGTCAGACCTGTTTGCCTCTGGTAGAGTCTGGGCACCAAACACCCAGTGGGCGGAAGAAGTAATTGATGAGGTTGCAAGTTTTCCTGCGGGCGAGCATGATGACTATGTGGACTCCGTGTCCCTTGCGTTGATGAGATTCCGCAAGGGTGGATATTTGCGTACCCTATTGGATGAAGAAGATGCGCTGCCTTCATTTAGACGGAAGTTTGAAGGCTATTACTAAGGACAAATTATGGCAATTGATAAAGCACTAGGACAGGCACCAGTAGGGTTAGATCTCGCAGAGATGGAGGATGAGCCTGCTCTTGAGATAGAGATTGAAGATCCCGAGGCTGTGCGTATTGGCATCGACGGTAAGCCCATACTGGAGATTGAGGAAGTAGAAGTTGAAGACGACTTTAACGCCAACCTCGCTGAAGAGATGGACGAGGATGAGTTGACCGAGTTGTGCGGTGACTTAATTGGTGAGTTTGAAGAGGATTTATCTAGTCGCAAGGACTGGATGCAGACTTATGTAGATGGCCTAGAGTTGCTCGGATTAAAGATTGAAGACCGGACAGAACCTTGGCCGGGGGCGTGTGGTGTTTATCACCCGCTACTAAGTGAGGCGCTGGTTAAGTTCCAAGCCGAGACAATCATGGAGACCTTCCCATCGGGAGGCCCAGTTAAAACGCAGATCATCGGCAAAGAAACAGCCGAAAAGAAAGAAGCAGCGGTTCGTGTTAAGGATGACATGAACTACCAGTTAACCGAAGTCATGGTTGAGTACCGGCCTGAGCACGAGCGGATGCTGTGGGGCTTGGGTCTGGCTGGTAATGCGTTCAAGAAGGTCTACTACGATCCATCGCTTGAGCGTCAGGTGTCGCTATTTGTCCCGGCTGAAGATGTCGTGGTGCCATATGGAGCGTCAAATATCCAAACCTGTGAGCGCATCACGCACGTAATGCGTAAGACAGAAAACGAACTGCGCAGGTTACAGGTAGCAGGCTTTTATCGTGACGTAGAACTTGGTGATCCAGTTGATTCATTCGATGAGGTGGAAAAAAAGATCGCTGAGAAGATGGGCTTTCGTGCCTCATCCGATGACAGGTACAAAATTCTTGAGATGCACGTGGACATCGATCTCCCCGGCTACGAGGACAAAGACGAGGATGGGGAGCCAACGGGTATTGCTCTGCCTTACGTCGTTACTATCGAAAAAGGCACGCAAAATATTTTAGCAATCCGCCGGAATTGGAACCCAGACGATGATCTTAAGCAAAAAAGAAATCATTTTGTCCATTATTCATACATCCCGGGATTTGGTTTCTACGCTTTTGGTCTTATCCATCTCATTGGCGCTTTTGCCAAGTCTGGTACTTCTATTATTCGCCAACTTGTTGACGCAGGTACTCTCTCGAATCTCCCCGGAGGATTCAAAACTAAAGGTCTTCGGGTTAAGGGAGATGATACGCCAATCGCTCCGGCGGAATTCCGTGATGTAGACGTAGCCTCCGGCACTATTAAAGACAACATCATGACGCTCCCATATAAGGAGCCAAGTCAGGTGTTGTATACCCTATTGGGCACCATTGTTGAAGAAGGTCGTAGGTTCGCTAGTGCAGCGGATCTGAAGGTATCCGACATGAGTGCTCAATCTCCTGTTGGTACGACGCTGGCTATATTAGAGCGCACGCTCAAGGTGATGTCAGCCGTTCAGGCTCGGATTCACTACTCGATGAAGCAGGAGTTCAAACTCCTTAAGACCATCATTCGTGACTACACTCCTGAAGAGTATTCGTATGAGCCGGTAGAAGGCCCGCCACGGGCTAAACAGTCAGACTATGATGATGTAGATGTGATACCGGTTAGTGACCCCAACGCGGCAACCATGTCGCAGAAGGTTGTCCAGTATCAGGCGGTTATGCAGTTGGCCCAGCAGGCTCCTCAGTTATATGACCTGCCTTATTTGCATCGGCAGATGCTAGAAGTATTGGGTATTAAGAACGCTGCCAAATTAGTTCCGATGCAAGATGATCAAAAACCACGAGATCCTGTTTCCGAGAATATGGACGTAATTAAGAATAAGCCGCTCAAGGCTTTTGCTTATCAGGATCACGAAGCCCATATTACAACCCACCAAACGTTTATGCAGGATCCAATGACTGCACAGATGATTGGTCAAAACCCAATGGCAAATCAAATGATGGCGGCACTACAAGCCCACATCGCCGAGCACTTTGGGTACATGTATCGCAATAAGATTGAGCAACAGGTTGGGGCGCCGATACCGACGTTTGAGGATGAGGATAAGCCGATTCCAGAGGACATTGAGTTTGCTCTATCTCGGTTGGTGGCTCAGGCATCTCAACAACTGCTTCAGCAAAACCAAGCCGCTGCTGCACAACAGCAGGCACAGGCTCAGGCACAGGATCCAATCATCCAGATGCAGATGCAGGAACTTCAACTCAAAGGTCAAGATCTCCAGCGCAAAGCCGTTAAGGATCAGACAGATGCCCAACTCAAAGCGGCACAACTTGCGATTGAAAAAGAAAGAATATCCTCTCAGGAGCGTCAGGCTCAAGCACAAATTGCGGCTAAGAATGAACTTGAAGGAACAAGAATTGGCATTGAAGTTGCCAAAGAAGAACGGTTACAGGCTAACCGAAATGAGTTAGAAGAAGCCAGACTTGGCGTTCAGATAGCCCAGATAATGAAGCCGCAATCCCCCAAAAAGGAGAGTAAATGAGTAGTGACTTACTTAAGTATCTTTCAGACAAGATACGAGAGGAAATGAAGGTAATCGAACAGGATGCTGTTTTAGGTAAAGCCAAGGATTTTGGGGCGTATCAATACGCCTGTGGCATTTATCGCGGACTTCTGATCGCAAACAATATTCTTATTGAAACAAAAGAAAGGATGGAAAAAGACGATGACTGAACTCGCCATCGCTACAGAAGAAGGTGAAGTAAGTACTCTGCCAGACACAGACGAACGCAAAGCCAAGCAGTTACCGGATCCCTCGGGATACCGCATTTTGTGTGGAATTCCCAACATTGAGGAGCAGTACGAAAGCGGGATTCTTAAATCTGACATGACTCTTCAGCACGAAGAACTTCTCACAACGGTTCTTTTTGTGGTCAAGATGGGGCCAGATTGCTATAAGGACGCCGCAAGGTTCCCAAGTGGGCCTTGGTGTAAGGAAGGGGATTTTATTCTCGTGCGCCCCCACGCAGGTACACGGCTAAAGATTCATGGTCGTGAGTTCCGCATCATCAACGATGATTCTGTCGAGGGAGTAGTTGAAGACCCCCGTGGAATCAGCCGCAAATAGGAGTAGAACCATGCCATTACCAAAAGAAGCAGAAGGAAAACCCGAATTTGAGTTTGAAATAGAGGGTGAAGATCAGGGTAAACCCGTAGAAAAAGAAGTAGAGGCTAAGGGAAAACCCGAAGTTGACATCGAAATTGAGGACGACACGCCAGAGGAAGACCGAGGCAGGACGCCGCTTCCCAAGGAAATTGTCCAAGAATTAGAGGCAGACGAGTTAGAGGACTACTCTGACAAAGTAAAGATTCGTCTGAAGCAGATGAAAAAGGTTTGGCATGATGAGCGCCGAGCCAAAGAGGCTGCTTACCGCGAGCAGCAAGAGGCTATTACCCTTGCTCAGCAAGCGATTGAAGAAAATAAACGCCTAAAATCAAGGTTGTCTGAGGGAGAGAAGTCCTTCATAGACACGGCAAAAAGCGCTGCTGAACTAGAGATGGAGATGGCTAAACGAGCCTATAAAGAGGCTTATGAGTCTGGAGATTCTGACAAAGTGGTGGATGCGCAGGAGCAGTTAGCCGCCGTTAACTACAAACTCCAGCAGATAAAAAACTACAGGCCCTCTTTACAAAATAAAGAAATTGCTGTAAATAGTCCTCAAGAACAAGTACAAGTCCCTAAACCGGATCCAAAAGCGAGTTCGTGGCAAGAGCGAAATCCTTGGTTCGGTACAGACAGACTGATGACGAGTTTGGCATTAGGGCTGCATGAGGACTTGGTTGCCCAACACGGTCAGGCGTATGCGACGACTGACGAGTATTACCAGCGTATTGACAAAACAATACGTGAGAAATTTCCCGAAAATTTCGGGGACGAGATTAAAACGACTAACGGGGGCGGCAAGCCCGTTACGCGCACCGATAGACCTGCCACAGTGGTTGCTCCGGCATCGCGTAGCACATCCTCCAAAAAGATAGTGCTTAAGCAATCGCAGTTAATGATTGCGAAAAAATTAGGTTTAACCCCTGAGCAATATGCTCGGGAATTTGCGAAGACACAGGAGAACTAAAATGGCAGAAAACAGACTTGCACGCGAACTTGAAAGCCGATCCACCGTAGAGCGCCCCAAGGCTTGGATGCCTGCTTCAGCATTACCGGAGCCAGACAAACAGCCGGGTTACGCATACCGTTGGATTCGCGTTGCCTCACAAGGGCAGGCCGATCCCAAGAACACATCTTCGAAGATGCGTGAAGGATGGGAACCTGTTCGGATTGAAGAGCAACCTAAGTTCCAGATGTTAACTGACCCCAATAGTCGCTTTAAGGACAATATTGAGGTCGCCGGACTGTTACTCTGCAAGATCCCTGTTGAGTTTATGGAACAGCGTAAGCAGTACTATGCTAAGGCCACAAGAGACAACATGGAAGCCGTAGATAACACGTTTATGAGAGAGAACGACCCAAGGATGCCGCTCTTTAAAGAGCGTTCTTCCAAAACGTCGTTTGGTAAAGGTAAATAAACTTTTAACGAGGCTTAAAAATGGCATATCCCACCGTATCAGGCCCTTATGGCCTAATCCCGATCAATTTGATCGGCGGTCAGGTGTTTGCTGGTGCTACTCGTCAAATCCCCATCGGTTCCGGTGAGACAACCGCTATTTTCTTTGGCGACGTTGTTAACTTGAACTCCGATGGTAATGTGACGAAACTAACCACCACGGACTCTGGCTCTGTAGTTGGTGTTTTCCTTGGTTGCACCTATGTCGATCCGACACTTGGTCTGACCTTCCGTCAGTCTTACCCCGGTGGCTTAACAAACTCCACGATGTCTGCATACGTGCAGGACGACCCGGACGCTTTGTTTAAAGCCGCAGTGTGTGACACTGGCACCACAACCATCAGTTTCTTAACCCGTACTGATGTCAACCGTAACGCTGCTTTGGTTCAGAACACTGGTTCTACGACCACAGGTAACTCGGCTGTAGCCATCAATGATGCTACTAATACCACGACTACCCTGCCCGTTCGTATTATTGATGTTGTTCCTGAGACAGCAATCGCTGGTTATCCCGGTTCTTACACGGAAGTGATCGTGAAGTGGAACTTTGGTGTGCACCGGTATTACAACGCCACTGGCGTATAAGGAGCATATTAAATGGCTATTTCCCGCGCACAACTACTGAAGGAACTCCTCCCGGGACTGAACGCTTTGTTTGGTCTTGAGTATGCTCGCTACGGCGAAGAGCATAAAGAGATTTTCGAAACCGAAACCTCTGAGCGTTCCTTCGAAGAAGAAACCAAACTGTCTGGCTTCTCAGCC